ACTTATGTGTACCTGCTTGAGTTACGTTATAAAGATTAATAGGTGACGCTGAGTTGTATGAATCAATGTTGAAGTCATATGCAGTACCAAGTCGGAATGACACAAAACCAGAGGCCCCCATACGAATCTGGTTTGTTGATGCCGTAATTGGGTTTACAGTATCTGATGTTCCGTTTTGTGTATTTAGTCCTGCGCTAATTAATCCAAGCGTAGTCCCATCAAACGTCAGCGCACTCCCCGTGGTCAGGACTTTGGAGCCGTTGAGGTAGGCCACGCCGTTGGCTGTGCCGCCGGAGAGAGTAACAGCACCAGAGGCAGCAAGTGTCGTAAAAGCACCAGTGGAAGGTGTTGTAGCGCCGACAGTACCGTTAATGTTGATTGCATAAGATGATGACAAATCGCCCCAAGCACTACCGTTCCACTTTTGCCATTTTGATGAAGCGCTTGTCCATCGAATAGCATTTGTTGGAACATTAGTTGCCGTTGTATTGGCTGGATCAAGCCCAAGTGCCAGGTCGTCAAAGCGACCATCAACCTCTGTTACAAAGTTTGAATATGTACTTGTTAATGTTGGTTTTGAATGGTCAGCCATATCAATATCCTTTTGCGTTCCAAAATACAGTACCAGAGGCACGATTGCCTGAACTGTCAAATAAATACACCTTAAACCCAGTTGGATTAGGCGCATCCGTGAAATCAACAACAGCAGTCAAAAGACTTGTGCCAGAAGGTGTTGCCGTCAAAGATGTGATATCAATGAAAGTTACACCAAAATTTACTTGAGTGCCGCTTGCATCGCCTGAATTGGCATATATTGATCCACCATCATTTTTCAGTTTTGCATCCAATACTGTTTCAATGCCAGTAATCTTGTATAAGCCAGTTCCAGTTGATTCTGTCACTGCAATTTTAATCTTGATATACCGAAAATTGGTTGCATAAATTGAAGTGACGTTTGGATAGTCTGTATAGCTTGAGCCATCTGCTGATATTGAAATTGTCACCGCCACAGTTGGAGAGCCAGATACTGTTTGACCAGTTACGTTGACTGTGACCTTTGAGCTTGATAATACTGTTCCGTAGTCAATAACTTCTTGATAGTAACCACTACCATTTGCAGGCTGAATAAAGATAGGATATCCAGCATTGATTTGATCTTGAGGCGTAGACCAAGAGCGAGACGTAAAGTGACTTTGCCAAGTTTCCGTTGTATTTACAGGAAGGATGACGCTCGTGTCCTCTTGCACGGCAGAGCTATAAGTTCCATCAAATTCGGATACATAATCAGCAAAAAAGATGAAGTCAGGAGGAGCCGCAACCTGAGTTGTTACCGATGCAGGCGTTGATTCATAGCCATCCGTATCAACAACAGTCACCCAATATGTATAGTCTCCAGCTTGGAGTTCTTGCAGAGTTGTAAATCCACCGTCTTTTGTTCCAAGCTCAGTCGCTCCAGCATACGTTGAGCCTTTCTTCAAAATAACGTGCTGAACTGGCAATGTTGTTTTTGCCGGCAAATCCCAGAACAAAAGAACGTTGTTATCAATGACTTGAGCACGCAAATTTGAGACGGAATTTGGCACAAGTTTGGTAACTGACTTTGAAAACCCAGTGCTTTTATGTCCAAGCAAATCGACTACTTTGACGGTAAATGAACGTGATCCAATCCAGTCTGCTGGCAATGTAATGGTTGATGCTTTAATGTTTTTAGTCGTGCCGTTATAAGTCACCTCATAATATGCAAGACCAAATGTAGGTGTTGCGTCAGACCAATCTAAAGTGACTGTTGCATTTGTTAAGGCTGTGTCAGAGAATGTTTCAGTCAGACTTGTAATATCAACAGGAGACAAAACCGTATATGTGGTTGATGCAACATCAGAGAAATTGCAAGAATGATCTGCCGCCTTGATGTAATACGTTACAAGAGTATCTAGCCCGTTTGGTGGAAGAATAACCGTATTTGTCAAACCCCTAAACAAAGCGCCAGCGCCACCCCATCCAGAATCTGAGGTTCTTATCTCATAACAAGACAAATCGTTTTCAGTATTCTGATTCCAGCTAAAACGCAAATTTTGACCTTCTACCGATACAGTAAATCCGGTTACAGCAGCAGGCGCATTTTGATCTCCAACAACGGTATGCGTAATGGTTACATATTCACCTTTTACGCCATTCGTATTGATATATCTGGCTCTGATGTAATATGTAACGCCTTCTTTAACGCCATCAATATATGCGGTGTTATTTTCTGCGTCAAGTGCAAATGTCTTAATGTTAAAGACCGATGCCAATCCAGCACCAGGACGCCAGCCAATTTCAACTTGGCCACCAGAAGTAATAAATTGATCTGCTGGAGAATCCCATGTCACCAAAATTCTAGGAACTACGGTTCCATCACCAGTGACAATTACCGTATCCTCTCCAGACTCGGCAGACAAATTAGATATTGATTCAACAGTAAATGGATTTGGTAAATCAGTATTTGGGGCAGGATCAAACGTCTGTTCTTCTGATGTTGACCAATCGTAAACATTGGTCGCTATTTCTCGCAAAGATACTTCTACACCCATTACCTCGCCATTGATAATCCCCATTTCTGTGACTTCAAATGGCTTTTCATTCCACCCCATGCGAGTATTATTAACAGCAATAATATCCCCAACTTGGGCTTTCAGTCCAATTAGCTTTAATGGCATTTGAACGGTAATTTGCTGTCTTGCTCTTAGCAAATCAATTTTTGCCAAGCGTTGTGCCATTGTTGATGATGTCGTAAACGGGAATTGGACATCTTTCCAAACCTGTTCGCCATTGTCTTGTGCAATATATGTATCTGATTGAATAGATGGAAAATCAGAAAGAACATAATTATTTGCTGGAGATGCAAACACGCCTTTAACGCTATTAAACGCCTCTCTGCGTGAAATCAAAGACTGAACTTTAATTCCACCAGACAAATCATCCTCATCAAATATCAGTGTTGGAGATGTATAAGCTCCTGCCAAAATGCGCCATACGCCACCAACCCAAACTGCTTTACCCGACATCGAGGTCAGCATTTGGTTAATCACAGACTCAGGCATTACGTTGCTATCAAAAGCACCGTGGCACTCATAACGGTTTTCTGTTCCACCAGCGGCAAGCGAAACATCTTCATCACAGATATTGGCAGCAGCAATCAAAGCAGATTCATTTACTTCTGTATCGTAATCACATCCAATTCCGTAGGTTGAATCTGTCAAATAGTCAGCAACGCACAATGCAGGATTGGCAGACCAAACAGTAGTCTCCGATCTTGGGTCATAAACCTTTTTGCCACGCACAATGGCCGTGATGTTTGGCAACCCTGTGGCATATACGTTTGCATCGTATTCCAAACGAACATAAAGACACGCTACACCACGCAAACGATGGTCTGAAGTCCATTTGCCGCCAGAAGCAGAAACAAGGTTTGTAAATGCAGTTTGGTCGCTTGTTCCAAGTTTGTATTCAATCTTGGCTTTACCTGAGTAAGTTCCAGAATTGACGTTGCCTGAGCCATCAAGTGTCAATAAGTCATCGTTGAAATAAATTGATTCGACTGCATCAATCTCATGGCCAGCCAATGTCACAACCATGTGTAGATACTTATTCGTGTCAGTGGCTTGCATGAACACAATCGTTCCACCAACCCTGGTTCGACCATAAACCAATCTACGAGGTGCAAGAGCCTGACGACTTGTTACGGTTGTACCTTGTGTAACAGCAATAGTTGGTGCGGTTGACTTTGTAAGAGCCGTTGAAACAGCCCCTAAAACAAGCGTAGAAACAAAACTGGTTGCAAAGTATGCAGTAGCACTACCAGCCGCAAAGCCAGCAAAACTAGCGCCAGCAGCAACAGCGCCAGTAACCAATCCAACGCCAGTTGCAACAGCCGCAACAACAACGGCTGCCGTAACAATTTTTTCTACTGTTTTGCCCATGCTTTGACAGCCTTATTCATTGGTAAATAGATGAGTCCATCATCCGAGACTGCCGCTATTTTATCGCCTATGCAGATTCCAAGCGAGTATTCTTCGCCATTTTCAAAGGCAATAACATCTCCACGCTTGGCAAACTTTACTGGCACAGAACGTAATTTGGAGTCCATCACAGCTACCAATCCACCAGCTTTTTTTAATCGCTTATAGGCTCCTGTGGCCGTCTTGTATCCACGAAACTCTGATGCGTGATCTATGCCTGTCATTGCCTGCACGCAGTCTGCGGCAAAAAGGCAACAATCGTTTACGCCCCACTCAAATCCTTTTGTAGATTCAAGTTTTTCAATTAGACGCTTTTCCCATCCATCTATGCTTTGCCCCATACGATGTCAGCCTCTTGAAGTGATGCCACAAATTCTAAGCCTTTATCACCAGGATACAGGCGTTTTTGTTCTTCATCGGTATAACGTAACTCACGAGCCTTTTGTAAATCAATAAGCCGTGACTCGTATGAGATAGTGATTACAGCCGATTCTGCATCATCTTGTATAGCAGGAATGTCTAGCCTGCCCTCAAAAGCCAAATAAGGGTCTGAAATGATTGCATTACTTGAGTTCATAAAACCCATGTAAACACGACCAATCTTATTCTGCCTAACCTCTGATAGCGTTAGCGAAATCATATCCAAAGGGATGCCAGACAAGCTAACAGTAACGCCGCTAGCTTTAATGTCAGCAGTCTCGCTAATTGATGAGATTCCACCAAATGTTCCAACACCAAGCCATGTGTAGCCATTCCAAGACAGATTGCCATATCCAGACCAAACACGAACAGTGCTAGTGGCAAATTCACCTTCAAAAAGCAAAATAGGACTGACTTGATCCGCAGATATTGCGTTTTGAACTGATACGGTTAAGTCTCTCATAGCGCCTCAACACAGGCAAATGTGATTCCGTAAATAGAAGCCTCATCCAATGTATAAGGCATTTCATTAGCAGACAAACGCCATAGCCCTTTAGGACTTGAAATGGTTACCGTATCGTTATCGTTTGGACTAGAACGCAAGTTTGGCCACAAAGTCAACGTAGCAATACCAGAAGCGTCAGAGTTCGCATCATCTAAGACTTTATACATTCTTGATGTACTTCCTGACCCAAGCTGAATCCAGTCTCCAGCTTTCAAGATTCCTGTTTGGCTTGTTGTCCAGCCATCAGTAATCAATTCATTGCCAGTTTGACTTGCACCACGAACAAGAGGAGTGCCAGTACCAATACCACGAGGCGCAGTATTCGCAGGATCGCCAAGAGTAAATGTTCCATATCGACCATTTAACTTCAACAAGAAAGCGATTACCTGTTCTGCATCAGCCCGCTTCATGGGTGGCAAAGAAACTTCAGCCTCCCACCATTGACCTTGATGCTGGTAAACCTGTTGCTGCCCAGTAAAAGGAGATGCAGATACACCAACAACAGACCGTGCCCTAATCGTCATTTGCTGAATAGGGATGCTAGGAAAAGAAACAGGGTAAGAAATGGCCATGATTACCTCAATGCTGATGCGTAAGACCCACCACGCAGTTTAGCGTCTGCAACAGCAGATTTGGCTGCACTGGCAATCTGAGGCATCAATGTCATTATCTCAGCACGAACAGTCTGCTGAACTCCTGTGGTTACATTGATGTTTTGAACAACAGTCACACCACCGCCGCCAGCAAGTTTGTCATTTGAAACAATCGAGCCAGATTGGTTTGGAACGAACAATTCTGCTCCACGCTCACCAACCATGTATGCCTGACCTGCTTGAACAGAACCGCCAATAGCTTTACCACCGCCTCCAAAGAAGCCGCTGATAAAACTGGACAATGGGCCTGTAATACTTTGTTGAATTTGAATCCTAATAAGATCGTTGATGATGCTTGATGCCATGTTGCGGAAAGCATCGGCAACACTCATTGTCCCATTTACCAATCCAACCAAACTATCCTCAAGCGTCTTAATGCCTTCCATGGCCATATCTTGCAGATTGGCTTTGACGTTCTGAGCAGTTTTGGCATATTCAACCAATGCGTTCTTGCCTTCTGTTCCAGCGGTTACAGAGGATTTCGTCAACTGCTTAACAGCGGCATCATAAATTGAAGCATCCAAACCCAATTCAAAATACAACTTATCCAAGTACGCCAACTGAGCCGCATAGTTTGCAGCACGGGTCACGTCATTGTCATTGATAAGAGCGCCAACCATGTCTTGAATGTCAGCGTTGTATCCCATTGAGTCATAAAACGACTGGAACTCTCCAAGCGTTTTTGCAGTGTCCTCCATCACTTGATTGCGGTTGCGACCTTGCTTTTCCCACAAAGTCATACCAGTGATGTTCTTTTGTTCTGCCTCAGTTAAAGCGTTCCATTCTTTGCGGATACGCTTCATGTATTCTTCTTCGCTCTCTCCTGGCTGCTTGGCTTTCTGAGCTGGAAACGCTGTCTTCATCCATTTATCGTTCAGCAAACGAGCTGGTGTTGCAGGCGCACTCTTTAACGACTGATAAAGCGCAGCAAGCGCCCCGCCTCCAAGAATAATAGCCGCAAGAATAGGATTAGCCATGACAGCAGCAGCCATAGCGCCCAAAGCCCCAGTGATAACGCTAATAGCGCCAGCGACAGCAAGAAGTCCAGCAGAGACA